CCGTGGACAACTTTTGCATTGGTTCAGATTGTGCAGCGCCTTTGGTTACTACGTTTTCCATTTCTTGTAAATTGCTACCAACGGACATTTGTTTGATTGTGTTATAATCTATATTTATTTATAATTTAAAGATTTGAAAGAAAATCTTGGAACAATTCAACTTTATGTTCCTGAAGTGTTCTTTCATCAACTAATGTATTAATTCTACGTTGAGTTTGTTCGGCAATCTTTTCACGAAGGATTCCGCCTTCCCAAACCCACTCCTTACCTTCCATAATTCCCTGAACAAAAGCATCAGGAGCGGAAGGATCGGCAACAATATCAGCAGCAGTTGCTAACATGAAATCTTCGCCAACAATTTTATGACCTTCATTGGTCATACGAAGAGAACCAACACCACGAGAAGAAACACCAAGGCAAACACCCTCACCAATGAGAGATTTTGCAATCTTACCCATTGGTGTTTCAAGAAGTTGTGCCTTACCAATGAAATTGCATCCTTTTTGTTCGAGGGAAACAATTTTATGAGAAACACGATCAAGATTGACGGTAGGTCCATCAGGATGACCGAGTTCTCCAAGAGCACGACCTTTGCAAATAAATGATTCATTATATCTTGCTACTTCACGAGCAAGAGTTTGCATTGGATACATTCTGCCATTACGATTGCAGATATCACCTTGAAGGAAAACTCCTTCAATGAACATTTTCTTTTGAGTACCTCTTCCCTCGGTGATGAACTTAACCTGGGATACTTCTTCTGTGATGAGTTTCATTTTAGTTTGTGAATGCTACTTGATTTGCTTTAATTGCACTGTTTGTCCAAATAACATCTGTTGGAAGTTTTTGTAAAAATTCAACAGAGTATTGGGGAATAGTGAAAAAATTAGTCGTTGCTGCTCCCACTCTTGTATTGATTCCAACGGTAATAGAACCGCTGGTTGCATTACATAAACGAACACAAGTTGCAGAACTAATACTTGTTGCTGCACCAGATGAAGTTCCTGTTGTTTCTTCAGTAAGAATAATCTTAGTAATTTGCATTATTCTTGATCCTCTGAGGTGTCTTCAGTTTCATCAAACATTGTTGAAGATACTAAAGGTCTTGCAGTCTCAATTCTCTCCGCAGCTTTAGCAAATAAAACTTGTTTAATTTTATCGCTAACATCTGAGGCTGAAGAATCTGTTGCAATCAAATCGATGATTTCTTCCATAAAATTAGGTATATGTCTATCTTCTATTTATATTTCAGCTTTCTTGGCATCTTTTTGCATATCAGCATCAGATTGTTGGTCAATCGTTGGTTCTTGTGGAATTTGTCCCATATCCATACCATTTTGACCCATTCCTTCCGTTCCATATCCAGTTCCTTCTGGTGCTGCTGGAGGAAGTGGTTGACCTGTAATCGGATCAATCGTAGATGGATCTGGTAAAGTGCCATCTTTAATCTCTTTTTCAATCTGTTCATCAATCTCAATAATTTCAGAATCAGTTTGACGAAGAATTCTTTTGCGAACATATTCTTGAGAAAAATATTTTCCAATATATGGTTCAATAGTTGCAAGAGTTGCTAATCTTCCATTTACTAGTTCAGATTCTTTTAGTTCTGCAAACTGATTATCATAAAGAAAATCATATTGTATATGGTCCGACATCATATCCCAGTCTTCTGGAGAAATAATATTCTTCAAAATAAGTTGAGTACGAAGCATATCATTAAACATTTGAGAAAATCTTTTCCTCAAACGTCCAACAAATTTTGAAAACTTAAGTTCATCCCTAAGAATTTCGGAAGAACGACCTAAATTGAATCCACCATCGGAAGCAATTCTAGATTCTGGAACTCCAAGTGCTCTGTAAAGTTTCTTTTGGAAATATTCAATATCAGCAAGTTCTCCAAGATTCTGTCCTCCCGGAAGAGTGGTAATTTCTGTGCCACGACCACCTTCTCTACGTGGAAGCCAGAAATCCTCTAGCATCGACATAAACTTGCGATCATCACGTACTTCACCAGTGTTTGCATCATATACAAGTTTATTGCGATAACGGTTCATAACCTCTTTAAGGTATTGCTCCGCCTTTACCTTGGGTAGATTACCTACATCAATGTAAAAAATACGTCGTTCTGGTGCTCTCGATAATCTATAGATAACCAAAGAATCTTCAATCATTCTAAGTTGATTGAGTGCTTTAATTGCTTTATGGAGATATGAGAGTATAGTTCCTTTATTTCTATCGACTAGTCCAGAAGTGCAATAAGAAATGGAATCCTTTGCTATCTTAATTGCCTTTTGTCCACCTGCACCAGATATCATCCCTGTTGGATAATTTGGAGTTGGTGTGTACATAAAATACTCATCAATCTCAACATTTATAGATTTCTCATTTTGATGAATAGTGTTGAGTGTGACTAAATCTTTTTTGGAAGGTTTCTTCTCTTGGCGAATATATCGCATCTTCATCGGATCAATATACCTCAATTCTTGAATTCCAAATTGAGGATTTTTGGTATCAATAACTTTCAAATAATAAACTCTTCCATCAATATACCAGTTTCTAAAAATCTCATGGCACTTTCTGTCAAAGTCCATGATTTCTTTTATATATTTAAATTCGTTTCTAATAACTTTTTTTAAACTATCGCTTGCGTTAAGATTGGATAGTTCGATTTCTACTGGAGAATCATATAAATCACTTACCAATGCCTCATTTACAACATCCTCAATGGCACCATCACACTCTGGATGAATTGCCATTTCACGATATCTCTTAATCAGATCGTGTTCTGTGCGATATACTCCCTCAATGTCAACATATTGTCCATAAAAACCACTAGCAATATAGTTATCAACCCCGTCGTCATTGTTAGGTGGGACGGGGGATACTATTGATGGTGATTTTTTTGGTTCGTCAATAGAAAACCCAAAAAGTTTTGCCATAGTATAATCTGTGAACTCTTGTTATATTCTATTTAGTTGATGTCTTGACCACCTGCATTAGCAGCATTTCCTTTAACTGCTTCCCACCATTGAACTTGAAGTTCTACGGTAAATTCTTGAATACCTTGAGAATCATATGAAAGATCGATTGGTGCAACCTGAGTTGGGAATACATCATAGAAATGATATGCTCTCAAAGTTTCTCCAGTACGATCAAGTTGGTAAACGTATGCGTCTGCCTGATATGATGCTGGGTTTGTTAAACCAGTGTTATCAGAAACTCTATTGATTTTATTCATCCAGTTCTCAAATGCGGAACGGATTGCAAAATCAGTATCATTAATAACAGTTACGGTCCAAGAATCAAAGGTTCTATCTCCAGCAATTTTTAGAACTCTTCCTCTAAAAGGAACTTCGATCTGAGCAACGTTGGAAGCGGGAAGATTTGCACCTTTTACCAAAAACCTTGCTTTATCAAGAACTGCAGCATCTGCCTGAGCAGCATCTGGAAATGAAAGTACAACCTCAAAGAGGTTTGAGCGAGCACCACCACCAGTAAGCTTACTCTTGAAGTCGGTAATCTTTCTTAAAGGGGGTGGATTTAGTTGATTTCTAGTTGCCATAGTTGTTTAAACCTCTAAGTTAATTAAACTGATCCGATTACTTCTTCAAAAGCAACACCAGTTCTGGTGGCAATGAAGGTTAGACCGATGAAGTTGATCGATCTTGCAGGTTTAATGTAAATATCAGCAACAAATTCGTTACTGTCAATAACTGCAGCGGTATTGTTTGTTTCATCGCAAATAACAACATAATCAAAAATACCCCTCTTAGATTGAACATCGCGGAGGAATGGTTCAATGATATTTACAAAGTTAGTTCTTGTGATCTCATCGTTGAACTCGAAAAGTTGATCCTTTGCCGCAAAACTGATAGCATCTTCAAGATAGATGAACAAACGTCTAACGTTTATTCTATCAAATGCTGAAGATTTGCCATAACCAGTCTTATCACCAAACAGAATAATACCAGATCCTGGTGAGAAAATTACTGGGTTAATTCTATTCGAATATAATTTATCTCTTTGAACTCTACCTGGATTGTATGCAAGTTTAACCG